CACTTACGCCTATCGAAGTTCCATTTCGTGGACGTAAAATTTATATTGCTGGGGATCGGGAATTTGCTGATGAGTGGACAACTACAGTTATGAATGATACAGACTTTATGGTTCGAACTGGAATTGAAAACTGGATGAATGGTATTAATGACCTTGCTGATGGAACAGGTGTTGTTGATCCCGCTGCTTATCAGAGTGACCTTATGGTTGAACAGTTAGACCGAGATGATAAAGTTCTAAAACATTACATATTTAGAAATTCTTGGCCGACCAGTTTGGCTGCTATTGACTTAACCTCTGATGCTGCCGATGCAATTGAAGAATTTGAAATCACTTGGAGATATCAACACTTTGAAGCTTCTGGAGTAAGTTAAGTGGTGACGGAACGGCGACAGCTGCGCTTTAAAGCATGGAGTTCAATAGTTGTTCAATAAACTTCAGCTTCTAATCTAAACCCTACTAAATAGTCGGTAGGAGACATTTTAGAATGGCACAATTATTTGGCTTTACAATACAAAAAGCACAAAAGGATATGGGCCCCCGTGAAAAAACTTTCACGGACCCCACTCCTGATGATGGCGCAATTGAGATCGCTGGTGGCGGTTTCTTTTCATCTGTTTTAGATACGGATGGAAGAGAACGATCTGACCTTGATTTTATCAGAAAATATAGAGATATCGCAATGCAGGCCGAGTGTGATGCAGCAATTGAGGATATCGTTAATGAAGGTATTATTTCTAATCTTAATGATGTTGCAGTCCAAATTGATCTAATTAATATCCCATATTCAGAAAAAATTAAAAGAAGAATCAGAAACGAATTTGATGAAGTTCTGAGACTTCTTAATTTTAATGAAAAGGGCCATGACATCTTTCGTAGATGGTATATAGATGGAAGAATCTACTATCACAAAATTATTGATTCTAAAGACCCGCAAAGGGGTGTTACACAGTTAAGACTTATTGATCCTACCAAAATTCGGAAAGTTAGAGAAACTCAAAAAGAACCTGATGTTAAAAATCAGGGTATAGAAATGATCTCTAAAGTAGAGGAATACTTTATCTACAACGATAAAGGATTTGCTGGAGCAGGGGTTCATGGTACTGACCAGGGCATTAGAATATCATCTGATGCAATTGTATATGTTCCTTCTGGTTTACTTGATGGTAATTCTGGTAGAGTTCTTTCATATCTCCATAAGGCAATCAAACCAGTTAATCAGTTGCGTATGATTGAGGATGCGATTGTTATATACCGTATATCTCGAGCGCCAGAACGTAGAATATTCTATATTGACGTTGGTAATCTTCCCAAAATAAAAGCAGAACAATATCTAAAAAATGTTATGGATCGGTATCGCAATAAGTTGGTATACGATGCAAGCACTGGTGAGATTCGTGACGATAGAAACCACATGAGTATGTTAGAAGATTTCTGGCTTCCACGAAGAGAGGGTGGCCGAGGAACAGAGATTTCAACCCTTCCTGGCGGCTCTAATCTTGGAGAGATAGATGATATCGTATACTTCCAACGGAAACTATACCGTTCACTTAACGTGCCGATTTCAAGACTTGAAGCTGAACAAAGCTTCTCCCTCGGCCGAGCAACAGAAATTACCAGAGATGAACTTAAATTTACTAAATTCGTACAACGGATTCGGAAAAAGTTCACACCCATATTCACTGACGTTCTCAAAACCAACCTTCTCCTTAAAGGAATAATTTCTCCAGAGGATTGGCCGAGGATGCAAGAACATATCCAGTATGACTTTATGGAGGACGGACACTTTGCAGAGTTAAAGGAAGCGGAGTTGCTTGAAGATAAACTTCAAGCACTTGACAGTATACAGTCTTATATTGGTACATTCTTTAGTAAGGAGTATGTGTTAAAGAAAGTTCTGCGATTTACAGATGCTGAAGTTATTGAGATGCGTGATCAAATTGCGAAAGAACTCGATACTGATCCAATGGATGGTGGAATTACAATACCAGATGTCGGTGATGGCATTACACGTTATCCACAAGATGCCGCTGGTGCTGCTATTCCTGCTGATGATGTACACAAATATGATGATGATGTTCCGCCAGGTAAGGGAACTCCAGGCGCTCCTGGTCAGTCAGCAGATATTACAAAGGATCATGATGATGGTGATAATGAAAAAGACGAAGAGATAAAAGATAGAAGTTTTATTGCTAAAAACGGTTTGAAGAAAGGAAAGAGAAAATGAGTAAAGAAATTGTAGATGCAATTATATCAGGAGAGAATCTTGAAGCGGAGAAACAGTTTTCAACTGCAATAAGTGGTAAGGTTGGTGATGCTTTAGAGATAAAACGTAGAGAACTTGCAAAAGTTTTTGTAAATACTGAGCCACAGGAAACAACTACAGATGAAACGGATTGAACAAGTCTACGAGTCAACTGTTGTTGAGCGGGATGAACACAAAAAATCTAAACAATATAAGAAACTTTCTCCGAAAATGAAGGATGCTGTAGATGAAATTTTTAAAAAAATGGACACTAAACCTTCAGATTTCCTAAATAGTTTCGAGAAAACTATTAGTGATGTATCAAAAAAATACAGAGTTCCTGAAAAGGAATTATTGTCATATTTTGAAAGAGAAATGTTAGCAATATAGGAGTTTGAGATATGATTTTAACGGGAAGTGCTTCAGCTGTTACTACAGCAACCGATTTAAGCAGAGCTACTAGAATTAGGGTCGGTGCAACTAACGCTGGTACAGTTACTATTGCCGCTACGTTAGGAACATTTAATGCAGTAAGTGCTGTAGCTGGTGCAGCTATTACTGTATCTTCTCATGGTTTTATTACAGGGGATGAAGTTACTTATGCAGGCGCAGATGCAATATCAGAATTAACATCAGGGGCAAATTATTTTGTATATAAAGTAGATGCAAATACAGTAAGTCTGTCAACAACTTTTGCTAATGCTATAAAAGGAACTGTTATAACTTTAACTGATGGAGGAACTTCTGAAAATCATACAATAACGGCCACAAATACTTTTGCTGGTACGGTAGTATTAATTCAGAATGATGTAATAATTATAGATAAAAAGCCAGGAGATACAATTGCTTGTGGTGCTGCAATGAGTTGTACTGCAATTGGTAATCAACCATAAGGGATAGGTATATGAAGTTAATATCAGAAACAGTCGAAGATGTTGAATATATTACCGAAGAAAAAAACGGTGAAAAACAGTATAAAATTAAAGGTATATTCATGCAAGCAGATGTGAAGAACCGTAATGGTCGTGTTTATCCTATGGAAGTTTTGCAGAAAGAAGTTAGTAAATATAACAAGAATTTTATTCAACAAAAGAGAGCCTTTGGTGAACTCGGCCATCCAGACGGCCCAACAGTAAATCTTGAAAGAGTTTCCCATATTACTACCAGTTTAACCCCAGATGGTAAGAATTTTCTGGGTGAAGCAAAAATTATGGACACTCCTATGGGCAAAATTGTAAAAAATCTCATGGATGAGGGGTGTAAATTGGGAGTTTCTTCCAGAGGAATGGGCAGTTTAACCAAACAAAATGGTGCAAATTATGTTCGTGATGACTTTTATCTCGCAACAGCGGCAGATATTGTTGCTGATCCTTCCGCACCAAACGCCTTTGTAGAAGGTATTATGGAAGGAAAAGAATGGGTTTGGGATAACGGAGCCCTTCTGGAAGCGGAAATGGTAGAAATGAAGAATGAATTTAACACAAAACAACGCAATAGAAACGCAAACAAAGCGGCTTTAGCGTTTGCTAAGTTTCTTAAAAGACTTTAATCTTATAAATATATAATACGAATTACTTAGGTAAGGAGACACCCTATGTCAGAATTAGAACAAACAATTGAAGAGTTGGAAGCGGAAGTACTTGCTGAGCTCGAAGAAGCAAGCGATGCCCAGACAAAGGGTGCCGCAACTGCCGAACCTATAAAGAAGGTTGGTAAAGAAACTCCAAAAGGCGAAACAGAAGATCTTGGCGGTGCAAAACCCGAAGCAAAAGTAGAAAAGGGTGCTGATGAAGATCGGAAAGAGAAAGCAATCGGTAAAAAAGCAGCTGATTCTGCTGATGAAGTTTCTGGTGATGATCAACAGAAGGGTGCTGGTAAAGCAGATGCCCCTCAAAAGTTGGCTGCTGGGGATGATGTAGAACCAGAAGATGACCAAGAAGTTGTTTCTGAGGCCAAAAAGTTAACTAAGGCACAGACACTTGAACAGATTGGTAAAATGAAAAAATCTGAAATCGATGAAATGCTTGCAGCACATCAGTCTAAATTGGCTGAAGCAGAAAATGCAAAGTCTGAAGAAGAGTTGAAGAAACTTGAAGACGCAAAGGCAGACATCGAAGAAAAAATTAAATCGATTAGTGTCAAGGAAGATGTTGCAGCCCTTACGGAAGGTGAAGAACTTTCTGAAGAGTTTAAAGAAAAGGCTGCAATAATTTTTGAAGCTGCAGTTAAATCAAAGACCCGTGAAGAGATTACTCGTATTCATGACAGTCTGACTTCTGAGTTTGATGTAAAATTATCAGAACAGGTTGAAGGTCTTACAGAAAAAGTAGATACATATCTTAACTATGTCGTTGATGAATGGATGAAAGAGAACGAGTTGGCTATCGAGCGTGGACTTAAAGGCGAGATCGCAGAAGACTTCATCTCTGGGCTGAAACAATTATTTGAAGATCATTATATTGATGTGCCGAATGAGAAGTACGATGTACTTGAAGCACAATCTGAAAAAATTGACGAACTTGAATCAAAGGTTAATCAGGTTATGGAGCGTAACGTTGCTCTTAACACAGATAAATCTGGTTTAGTTCGTGAACAGGTTATTTCCGAGGCTTCCGAAGATTTAACCGACACTGAAATTGAAAAGTTCAAAAGCCTTGTAGAAGATGTCGATTTTGTTGATGAAGAGTCCTTTAGAGCAAAACTCGACACCTTAAAGGATAATTATTTCCCTAAGACGGCAGTTGAACAATCCCTTGATGATGAAGATGGTGGCACCGCACAGGACATTGATACGACTGAAGCAATGGGCGCTTATATGTCGGCTATCAGTCGTAATCAGCAACGTGCCAGTTAATATTATAACAAAGATGTAAAAATAAAGGAGAAACAAATGTTTCAAACAGAACATCTACAGGAAAAGTGGCAACCAGTCCTTGAACATCCCGATCTTCCCCCGATTGAGGATTCTTATAAGCGGGCCGTAACCACTCTCATCCTAGAAAACCAAGAAGCTGCTTTAAGAGAGGATCGAGGATTCCTTTCAGAAGTCGCTCCTGTAAACGCAATGTCTGGTGGACAGATGGATACATGGGATCCAATCATGATTTCTCTCGTTCGCCGTGCAATGCCTAACCTGATTGCTTATGACGTATGTGGCGTTCAACCAATGACAGGACCAACTGGTCTTATCTTTGCAATGCGCTCCTCGTTTACCTCTCAGGACGGTGCTGAAGCTCTCGTTGACGAGTCGATGCCCGATATCTCTAACCAGAACGCTGCTGGTTCTATTGGTGGTGGTGACGTTGGTGCATCAGAAACCAATCCTGCGGTTCTAAATGATGGTTCGCCAGGTACTTATGTAAGTGCAACTGGTATGACTACGGCGCAGGCCGAAGCTTTAGGCGATAGTGGTAGTAATGCTTTCGCTGAAATGGCGTTCTCAATCGAAAAGTCCACAGTTACGGCAGTTTCCCGTGCTCTCAAAGCCGAGTACACGATGGAACTTGCTCAGGACTTAAAAGCAATCCACGGTTTGGATGCTGAGACAGAACTTGCTAATATTCTGTCCACAGAAATCCTTGCAGAAATCAACCGTGAAGTTGTTCGTTCACTTTATGTAACCGCTGTTGCTGGTGCTCAGGTAAACACGACTAATGCTGGTATCTTCGACCTTGATACAGACTCTAACGGACGTTGGAGTGTTGAAAAGTTCAAAGGTTTGATGTTCCAGATTGAACGTGATGCCAATGCAATTGGACAACAGACTCGCCGGGGTAAAGGTAATATAATCATCTGTTCTGCTGATGTTGCTTCTGCACTTCAGATGGCAGGTGTTTTGGATTATACTCCTGCTCTTAACTCCAACAATCTAAATGTTGATGACACATCTGCTACATTTGCTGGTGTGATGAATGGCCGGTTCAAAGTTTATGTTGATCCGTATTCTGCTAATGTTGCTGCAAAACAGTATTATGTTTTGGGTTACAAAGGCACATCTCCATATGACGCTGGATTCTTTTATTGTCCTTACGTTCCGCTACAGATGGTTCGTGCGGTTGGTGAAAATTCCTTCCAGCCCAAGATTGGTTTCAAGACACGTTATGGTCTTGCTGCTAACCCGTTTGCCGCATCTGGTGCGGTTGCTGCTGGTGACACAGTTAATACCGATGCGTCCTTGGATGCAAATACCAATGCTTGGTATCGTAGGGTTCAGGTTGTAAACCTTATGTAATAATAAAAAGAACTTTCTACAACTAAACTTAGGGAGTGTTTCGGCACTCCCTTTTTTTGTTTATAGTTGCTCTAAACTTATAAATATAAATATGAAATTAAAAAAGCTGATTATTGTAACAGGCTTTATGGTACTTTTTCCTTCTTTATTATTTGCAGCAGATACAAATACTACATCTACAGTAGTAACGGACAAAACGCCCCCAACTGCATCTGCTCCCTCAATTGTTATTAACAACAGTGATGTGTGTAAAAGTGCCGCAAGTGCTGCTATACAAACGCAAATTTTAGGATTTGCTTCAGGTATAACTGTAACTGATGAAAACTGTGAAAGACTAAAACTTGCTCGTTCCATATACGGTATGGGCATGAAAGTTGCTGCTGTATCTCTATTATGTCAAGATGCTCGAGCATTTGATGCAATGTGGATGGCTGGAACTCCCTGCCCATACGAAGGTACAATCGGTGATGATGCTAAAAAGAATTGGGAAGAAAATCCCGAAGACGCACCAACTGATAGTAAAGTATTCAAAAAAAAAGAATTGACGGAGACAACAGAGGAAATAGAGGACTAGATTATGAAATGCCCGATGATTATTCCACAGAAGAAAGAGTTACCGAAGCTCCAAACACATTTGCGTATGTCGGCGGCGCTGCGGTTGTTCTCAGCGTTATTGGTATATTCTTTGGTATTCCTCCCTTCCTCATTTTCTAGAGCCGGTGATGGCGTAGATTCCAACACAATTACATCAGGCACTACTACTTCAGAATCAAGTGGTACTTCTACTTCAACAACTGTCAATAATGATGATGGTTCACAAACTATTACAGAAACAACCCCTATTACAACTACTACAACCACAACAACTGTTACACAGACAGCGGTTCCTAATATTGTCGATAACCCAACTTTTACAAATAATCAAGGTGGTGGTTCATCTACCGATTGGAATATTGCAGCCTGTGGCGGTTCTGGGTGTGCATTTAGCCCTTCCACTGGGTTTAAAACCTCTTACGGTACAGGAGCAATAACACAGAGTGAAACTATAGAAAATATTGAAAATTTTAATATAAGTCAAACAGAATCTGGGCAAGGTATGACTTTTTCATTTGGTGCAGATGTTAACAATACTCGTAATAATCAAATAGGTGGTAATTATTCTCAAGGAGGCACTACAGATACATGGTCAATTAAACTTGAAATATTTAATGAGGGCGGTACTTTATTAGGTGATGAAGCTATAGGTGTAACTGGTGGTGCTAATATGGGCACTACGTATCAAACTAATCAAACAGAAACAGGAACTCTGAACATAAATGCTGGTAATAATATCTATAGTGGAACATTAACTTTATCTGGTATTGATAACGGATATTGGAGTGGTTTCTATGGGCCAAGTTTTAATAATGTATTTACTACTTTTCTGTATAATGAAATAGAAACAGAAATAACAACATCCACCACATATTCAGATTTAGTCAGTACAGTTAGTTGTGAAATTTTAAATACCTGTCCACCACCACCTTCAAACGAATTGCCGCCAGGCGTAAATATTATGGAGCCAACTAATTCAAACAATGATGCTGTAATATTAGCACCGCCGCCGGTTGAAGCGATTCAAGAGATGCCAAGCGGCGGGCCCAGTGAACAACAAACTGTTCAAATGGCACCAGTAGAATTAACACCGCCTCCAATTGAGGTAGTAAGTATTGAGGCTCCTTCTATGGAAATGGGCCCACCAGTACAAATGGAAACACAAGTAGCAAATATAGAAATGGAATTGAATAATGATTTATCAAGTGGAGAACCTATGGAAGCCCCAGCACCGCAAGGTGGAAGAAGTGTCGCAACTCCAGAACCAACTACAACATCAGAACCTAATGTGGAACCAGAGCAGCCAGCAGAAGAACCAAGAACAGAATCAAATGCAGAACCAAAACCAGAGCCCGAAGTTGCCGATGCTAAACCACAAGATGCTGCAAGTTCTGATAATAAACCAGAGTCAAAGCAACCAGATGCAGAACCCAAACCAGAACCAGAACCAGAGGCTGAATCAAAAAGTGTTACAGTACAAAAACAATCCACTAAAAAACAAGAAGGGAAAACTAAGTCTGTATCTGTGAAGAAACAAAATAAACCTGTATCTAAGAAACAGGCTAAGAGACAAGCAAAACAAAAATCTGCAAATAAAATAGTTAAAAATATGGGGGATAAAGGTAAGTATGAAGGGGGTAATCAATTAAA